ACATCTCCCCATCATTTTGGTGGGTGATGTCCGCTAGACTTGCTGCATCCATTAGGATTTCGGCAAGACTACCGCTGGGGCTTAGAAGTCCTTCTAAGGTCCGGCGTACAGTGAGATCTCGAACGTAACGTAATTGCTCCCCCGAGGGGGGCGTTATGTTGCCGGTGGGCGGATGTGTCATCCGTAGCCACCAAGTACTGGGGTATTCTCCTTGGAGTAACCCTCAGTGAAAGCTTCATATGCCTCATTGGCATTTTGAAACTTGCTGTAGAAATCACTATCGTTTAGACGTGATCCTACATGTCGTGCTACCACATTTACCAGGTGGAGCACGACTTTTGTCAGAGGGTCTCCCATGAGAACCCCTGTCAAAAGCGGTGTACTGCGTATGTTGCTGCCCATCTCGGGCCGCGGTACACCGATGTCTCTTAACACGCCTTCGGCGTGGAAATAGACTTCGCGGGGTGTGAAACATGTGTTTATCACTATCCCGCGTAGGAGGCGTGGTATGCCGCATTTGCGCATCCATGCCCCTCCCAGATCTCTCGCCACAGTGTGGTCGAGTTGGTCTGTTGCCTCTTTATAGTCCGTGGAGGACATATAAAGAGCTTTGAAGGTGTCTGTCCTTTCGACATAGCCTTCATATGCGTTTTCTTCTCTCGAGTCAAGAGAGAAAACCATGTCTCTTACTTCGTCTGACATCAGACGGCAGAAGAGATTCCATCCGTGATTGGCTTTGCCCATCCCAGATGTGCTGCTCCTAATCCCCTTTTCCAGGGGGCTGGAAGCAAGCTTGTTCACAAGGTCTAGTACGATCTTGAGACAAGTACGGGCCTTGGTAACGCTTCTTGCCTTACCAGGTTCCTTCACCATCGTTAAATAGGCCTGCTTGAGCAGGTCCGGTGGTGTACGGAGAACGTGATCGAGCGAGAGCCAAAAGATCACTTCCCCGACCGAGTTGAATGATTTCCTATCTTTGTAGGTCACAACTCGCCCGGTGTCCAAGTCCCTGACGGGGACTTGTTCACCGATCGGTAGAGTGGCAAGGATTTCCCTTGCCGCCTCTATCGTACCGCCCTCTCTCCTGGTCTTTTCCCAGGAGGCGGACGTTGTCACAGTTACTCTCGCCTTTGTCGAAAGTCCTGTGAATGCGCTGTCAGGTAGGTCCGCTAGGACCTCTTCCAGCGCTGCCAGTCGGAGTACCCTAGCTGAGGGGTTCTCCACTGGTTTCTTCAGTCCGATCGAGGTCAGAAACTTGATCTTGGACTGGAGCAAAACGAGGGGCGGTGGAGTTCCACAGCCTCTCGTTTGTGAGAGGACTCCGAAGACATATGTTCTTCGGGGCCCTCTCTCGGCAGCTGCCCGTTTCCAGACGTTTGCAAACTGCCGGCACCAGTGACTTGGGACTTCTCCCATGTTCTCTAGTGCATGTTCAAGGGAATTGCGGTGTGCATTTTCCTTGAACCACTTCCTACTCGCTTTCAACTGCGAGTAGGCAGTTACGATGGTGCTTCCGACTTTTGTCAGTACACCATCGAGGAACTCATCTCCTATTAGGAAAGATATGTTCCCAAGCGTGAAAAGATCAAATCGATCCCAATTCCACGCTTCCTCGGGATAACACAGATATCTCTGTAAGAAAATCCCGTCAACGGTCTTTAACATTTCAATGAAACGCAGAGACCGTGCCCTCTTTGAAGTACTTGTACTCTCAAAGATGGATTCGACCTGACTCTTGGACATACAAGGGTCGGTCGCACCGTTGAGAAACCGGTTTATCCGGTTCTTCAACGTCCGAGCCCATGACCGATAGGGTCCTGGCTCGTTACACAAACTGCGTAGTTTTCTACCCCAGTGTGTGTGCTCGTACACGATGTGAAGTTTCACATCATGATTCGAGATCGCATGAAATCTAACTTTAGATTTCTGCGATCCTGTCCAGTTAGGTCCTAGGACTTTCGCTGGAAGCGGGTCTTGGAGGCGTACGCCGTCTCCAGACCAGACAGTGATCTGCGGGGTTTCTCCCCGGATTTCACTGAGACGATAGCCTGCGTGGATTTTCCACGGGTCATCGTACTTTATCCGGTAGCGGGCGGTTTTCCGCAGCCGGATCGTTCCTGCAGGTACCTCTTCCAAGATACCTTCAGGTTCCTCTGTCTCTGATCCGGAAGAATCAGATTCTGAGTCTAACATCTCCCCATCATTTTGGTGGGTGATGTCCGCTAGACTTGCTGCATCCATTAGGATTTCGGCAAGACTACCGCTGGGGCTTAGAAGTCCTTCTAAGGTCCGGCGTACAGTGAGATCTCGAA